ACTTGGCGACGCGTAATAAAATTTTGGAGTAGAAATGGCTTTAGTAATTAACGATAGAGTTAAAGAAACTAGTACAACTACTGGAACTGGAACTATTAATTTAGCTGGTGCAGAAACTGGCTATGAAAGTTTCGTTGCAGGAATTGGAACCGGTAATACAACTTACTATGCAATTGAATTAAATTCAGCTGGTGAGTGGGAGGTTGGTATTGGTACAGTAACCGATGCTGCACCTGATACTTTATCGAGAGATACAATTATAACATCATCTAATAGTGATAGCGCAGTAAATTTTTCAGCGGGAACTAAAAATGTATTTTGTACATTACCTGCAAAAAGAACTGTATCACCTGTGATGACAGCAACAGGATTTGTTGTAACTCATGCCTCTACTTTAAATGAAGATCAAACGTTAGATTCAGGTGTGTTAGCAGGACCAGTAACTGTTACTGGAACACAAACTATAACAGGGACATTGGTAATAATTTAATGAGTAAGATAGAAGTAAATGCAATCGAACCACAATGCGGAACTACTTTAACACTAGGTGCTTCTGGTGACACAGTTACTTTAGCGTGTGGTGCTAGTCAATCTGGTTTTGGAAGAACTGGCACTGTTGATTGGCAAACAGGTAGTATTAAAACAGCAACTTTTACTGCAGTTAGTGGAGAAGGGTATTTTTGTAATACAACATCCGGTAGTTTTGAAGTAGATTTACCAGCAGGAAGTGCTGGTGCTATTGTTTCAATACAAGATTATAATAATACATTTGATACAAATTCTTTGACAGTTGATCCAAATGGATCAGAAAAAATTAATGGTGGTGTTGCTGGTGAAGCAGTTACACTAAATACTGAAGGAAGAGGTGTAACTTTTGTTTATATAGATGCAACAGTTGGTTGGAGATCTGTACAAGATAATGATTTTACTAAAGCTGGTCAACCACCTTTTGTAGCAGCAACTGGTGGTACAGTAACAACTTCTGGAGATTTTAAAATTCATACCTTTACAAGCCCGGGAACTTTTACAGTAACAAATAGTGGATCACCATCTGGATCAGATACAGTTGATTATTTAGTAGTCGCTGGTGGAGGTGGTGGAGGTTATTATTCTTCTGGAGGAGGTGGTGGAGGTTATAGAGAATCTTCTGGTACAGCAAGTGGTTGTTATTCAGCTTCTCCTTTAGGATCTGGTGTTTCAGCTTTACCAGTTACAGCTCAAGATTATCCAATTACGGTCGGTGGAGGAGGTGGTGGAGGCCCTGCTCCAGCTACAGCTGGAAGTAATGGAGCAAATTCGATTTTTTCAACAATAACATCTGCAGGTGGAGGTGGAGCCGGTAGTGGTGAACTGACTGGTCAAGCAGGAAATGATGGTGGTTCTGGAGGAGGTAGTGCTCCAAAAAATCCATCAGGTGGTGGTACCGCAGGGTCAGGAAATACTCCACCAGTAAGTCCACCACAAGGTAATGATGGTGGAACTGCATACCATAATCCTGGTGTTTTTCAAATAGGAGGTGGTGGAGGTGGTGCTACTGCAGTAGGTCAACCTTCAGGTTCTTGTACACCTAAAGGAGGTGACGGAGGTGCTGGTGCAACAACTTCAATTTCAGCGACTCCTACATCTTATGCTGGTGGAGGTGGTGGTTATTCTGATAATACTCCAAGACCAGGTGGTTCTGGTGGACTTGGTGGGGGAGGTGACGGAGGACACACTGGAACAGGAGGTTCTGCTGGAGGAACCAATACAGGTGGTGGTGGCGGTGCTGCACATCCAGGTCAAGGTAAAAATGGCGGCTCTGGTATAGTAATAATAAGGTATAAATATCAATAATTATGGCAAGTACAATTAAAGTAAATAATATTCAAAATCAATGCGGTGCTAACATCGCTAACAAATGTGGAACAACTATTACACTAGGTGCAAGTGGCGATACCGTTACTCTTGCATCAGGTGCATCTCAATCAGGGTTTGGGAGAACAGGAACTGTAAACTGGGTAACAACTAAAAAAACATCTAACTTTACTGCAGTGTCAGGAGAAGGATATTTTTGTGACACAGCAGCAAGTGGAGCTTTTACTTTAACACTACCATCATCTCCAAGTGCAGGTGATATTGTAGGTCTTAAAGATTATAATAATAATTTTTCAACAGCTAATTTAACAATTGATAGAGGTGGATCTCCTATCAATGGGGGTAGTTCTTCAAATATTATCGTAGAAACTGCTGGTGCTTCAATATTTTTAGTTTATGTAGATGCAACTCAAGGATGGTTAGCAACACAAGATGATTCATCAACTTTTTCTGGTGAAGCTTATATGGTAGCAACAGGTGGAACAATAACAACTTCAGGGAATTGTAAAATACATACATTTACAGGACCAGGAACTTTTACCGTTTGTTCTGTAGCAACTACCGCTGCTAATAATTTAGTTTCTTATGTGGTAGTTGCAGGCGGTGGTGGCGGTGGAAGTGGAGCAGTTTCAGAAGGTGGTGGTGGAGGTGGTGCAGGAGGATACAGAGAAACTAAAAGCCCTGCTACCCCTTATACTGCAAGTCCTTTAGATGGTTATCCATCTGCACCAAACAGAATTACAGTCACAGCAACAGATTTTCCAATAACAGTTGGTGGAGGTGGACCTGGTGGAACTCCTTCAGGTAATAACTCAGGATCAGGTGGTAATTCAACTTTTTCAACAATTACATCCGCAGGAGGTGGAGCAGCAGGAGGACAAACTGGTACTCCACAACCTAGACCTGGCACTGCAGGTGGTTCAGGTGGAGGTGGTGTAAATGGAACAGGTGGAGCAGGAAATACACCTCCTGTAACTCCTCCTCAAGGAAATAATGCAGGTACTTCAGGCCCTGGTCCTGCAACTAGTTCAGAATATGTAGGTAGTGGTGGTGGTGGAGCAACGGCGGTTGGATTTAGTACAACTGGCACACCTGGAAAAGGTAGTGGTGGAGCAGGAGCAACTTCAAGTATTAACGGAACACCAACTGCAAGAGCAGGTGGGGGTGGAGGTGGATTTGGTCCAGGACCATCATCACCTTATGGTATTGGAGCAGGTGGAGCCGGAGGTGGTGGCGGTGGTGGTCCAGGCACTCAAACAGCAGGAAACGCAGGTACAGTAAATACTGGCGGTGGTGGAGGTGGTGGTTCTTCAGGGAGTTCACCAATTGTTGTTGGCGGATCTGGCGGATCAGGTATAGTAATAATAAGGTATAAATTTCAATAGGTAATATGAGTGAAGTTAAAGTTAATAAAATTACACCAACAGCAGATTGTGGCACAGTCACACTCGGAGACAGTGGCGATACTGTAGCTATTCCAGCCGGTGTTACTTTAACTAGTGGTGGCGCTTTACAAAATTCAGGAACAATTACAAATACAGGAACAATTACAGGTGTTTCAATTACAGGAACAATTGACAACCAAGTTAATTGGCAGACGACAGTCAAGACAGCAAATTTTACAGCAACAGCAGGTGAAGGATATTTTTGTAATACCACTTCAGGATCTTTTACAGTAACTCTACCCGCATCTCCTTCAGCTGGAGATTTAGTAGGTATCAAAGATTACGCAAACACTGCTGATACAAACAATATTATAATAGGAAGAAATGGTTCTAACATCGAAGGTTCTGCAAATGATTTTGTAATTGAAGTTGAAGGTGGTTCGATCACTTTAATTTATGTTGATGCAACAAAAGGTTGGTTATCAACTGCTGCAGCAAAAGCATCTGATATAACTGAACAAGCAACTTTTATTACAGCCACAGGTGGAACTATTGTTACTTGTGGTAATTTTAAAACACATATTTTTACTGGACCAGGAACTTTTTGTGTATCAGCAGTAGGCAATCCTGCAGGCGGTCCTAACGCAGTAGATTATTTTGTAGTTGCAGGTGGTGGTAGCGCTGGAGGTGGCGCTGGAGGTTTTAGAATGTCTAATGTACACAGTTTACCAGGTCCAACTACATCACCACTAGCTAATCCTACAGGAATTACAGTGACTGCAACAGCTTTTCCAATCACAGTTGGAGCAGGTGCAACTAGTGCTAGTTCAAAAGGTTCTAATACTATTTTTTCTACTATAACATCAGCAGGAGGAGGTTCGGGAGGAAATCCAGGTTGTGTTTCTAATACACCAGGTGGTTCAGGAGCAGGAGAACAGGAATATGGTCCTAATCCTTTTGCTGCTGGAACAGGTAATACTCCACCAGTTAGTCCTCCACAAGGTAATAATGGAGGAACTATAGCAGACCCAACAGGTTCTATTCCTCCAAGTGGTTCTAGTATAGCTAAAGGAGCTGGAGGAGGAGCGGGTGCAGCAGGAGCTGCTGTAACACTTGACTCAAATGGTAATACTAGTCCAACTAGTTCAATTAGTGGAGGAGTAGGTTCATTTATTGATGATGGTTTTGTGGGTCCAACTGCTCCAAGTTATGGAACACCAGGGCCAGTAGGTTCAACAAGATATTTTGCAGGTGGCGGGGCAGGTTTTAGTCAAATAGGCGGTGCTGCTAGATCCTGCGGAGTAGGAGGGTCAGGTGGAGGAGCACCCTCCGCACAACCAACATCTGCTAACGCTACTACTAATACAGGAGGTGGAGGAGCCACTCAATATAATGACAATGATGGAAACGGTGGATCTGGTATAGTGATGATTCGTTATAAGTTTCAATAGCTATGAGTGAATTTAAAACAAATAAAATTAGTCCAAGAAAAGGGACAACAACAACTATCGGTGATAGTGGAGATTCAGTATCTACATCAAGTGGATCAACAATTAATAATGCAGGTACAATCACTACTGCAGGGATCACAGGTGGTACAATTAATAATACTACAGGTGAAATTTATTTAAGAGGTGAAGTTGATTGGAAACCTGGAGATATAAAAACTGCAAGTTTTACAGCAACAGATAACCAAGGTTTTTTTGTAAATACAACTAGCGGTGAAATTACAGTGACCCTACCCGCGTCACCTTCTGCTGGTGATGTAGTTGGTATAAAAGATTATGCGAATACATTTGATACAAATAAATGTATTTTAAATGCAAATGGAAACAAGATTCAGGGTTCAACAACTAATTTTATAATTACTGTTGAAGGAAGTTCAATCATTATAATTTATGTAGACTCAACAAAAGGTTGGGTTATTACCGATGCTTCGAAGGCAGCGGATATAACTGAAGATATAAAATATGTAACAGCGACAGGTGGTACAATTACTACTTGCGGTGATTTTAAAATACATAGTTTTACGGGGCCAGGGACTTTTTGTGTTTCTTGTGGAGGTAATTCAGCAGGAAATGATAAGATAGATTATTTAGTTATTGCTGGTGGTGGAGGTGGTGGAAACTATGGAGCTGGAGCTGGAGCTGGAGGGTTTAGAGAATCTAGAAATCCTGATAACGCTCCTGCTTGGACAGCTTCTCCTTTAGCATCAACTACATCTTTAACTTTACCCGCAACAGCTTATCCAGTTACGGTTGGTGGAGGTGGAGCAGGTGGTCCAGGAACAAGTTGTGGAACAAATGGAAGTAATTCAGTTTTAAGCACAATAACATCAGCAGGCGGTGGTCTAGGTTCTACTTTTAATAGAGGTGATGGTGGAGATGGTGGATCAGGCGGTGGAGGAGCTAGAAACTCACCAGGTAGTCCTAGTTATTTAGGTCCAGGTGGTTCAGGTAATACACCTCCAGTCAGTCCACCTCAAGGAAACAATGGAGGCACAGGATCTGCTCCAGGAAGTGGTGAAGTATCTGGTGGCGGAGGTGGAGCAGGTGCAGCAGGTGGCAATGGAAGTCAAGGTCCAACACTTTTTACTGGAACAAGTGGGTCAGGTGGAAATGGTGTAACAACTTCTATTAACGCAAGTCCAGTCACAAGAGCTGGAGGCGGTGGTGGGTCTGGTGCAACAGGTTCTACTCCAAGTAAATCTTACAATATTACAAGAGGAACAGGTGGATCAGGTGGTGGTGGAAATGGAGCAACTACAGGACCAGGTTCAGCAGGTTCAGCAAACACGGGAAGTGGAGGCGGTGGAGGGGGTTATTGTGGTAACTCAGATCCTGGAACTAGAGGTGATGGCGGTACAGGTGGTTCAGGAATAGTAATAATTAGATACAAATATCAAAACTAAATGATATATTTACAAACAAATAAAAATAATATATAAGGAGAATAATTATGGCACATTTTGCAAAACTAGGAGCAAACAGTAAAGTTATTCAAGTATTAACACTTGATAACAAAGATATGTTAAACGCTGACGGAGTTGAAGACGAAGCAGTAGGTCAACAATATTTAGAAACACATAATAATTGGCCAGCACAAATGTGGATTCAAACTTCATATAATACATCTGGTGGACAACATAAAGATGGTGGTACACCTTTTAGAGGTAATTACGCAGGTATAGGTTATACTTGGGACGAAGATGATCAAATCTTCTGGCCTAAAAAACCTTATGCATCTTGGGTAAAACATAATGAATCAGCTTCTTGGAAATCACCAATCGGGGATGCTCCAGCTTTAACTGAAGAACAAACTTCACAAAACGAAGCTGGTACTCATAGCTGGTATTATGTTTGGAATGAATCTAATACAACTTGGGATTTGACAAACGCTTTAGCATAATATATATCTGGTGGTGGTATGCAAAAGAAAGTATTAACAGAACAAAGTTTATTTTACGGTGATATCGATATGCCGAAAGGTTTTGAGATAGACCAAGAAAAACTTACTAACGATATTTTACAATCATCATTTACTAATAAACAATTTCCATTTTCAAGAACTTGGGATATGTTAAATACTTATATGAGAGACTTTATCGGTCTCGATTATGGTATTAGTTTAGTTAATAAAAATTCTTGGGGTGACATTTATAAACCCGGTCAAGTATCTAAACCTTTATTAAATGTTGATCCAGTAGATCTTCGAAACTCTCCAGACTTTACAATGCTTTACGGAGTTAAAGTTGATAAGTGTTGGGTAAGAATACATTTTGATGATAATAGACGTAAGGGAAGAAGTTGGGACATAGAACTTAAAAAAAATATGTTTGTTATGTTTCCATCTACTAATATGTATATTGTATCAAATGATCAGAAAGATAGTTTGAATTTTGTTCAAACCATAACTTATGAATATATCTAATTACTATTGGCATTTTCCTGCTGCACTTACACCAAAGTTTTGTGATGATGTTATAGCTTACGCTAATCAACAAGAAGAAACAATGGCTAGAACGGGTGGTTATGGAGATAGAAAATTATCTAAAGAAGAAGTTAAAGATTTAAAAAGAAAAAGAAACTCTGATTTAGTTTGGTTAAATGATACTTGGATATATAAAGAATTACACCCATACGTTCACGAAGCAAATAGAAATGCAGGTTGGAACTTTGATTGGGAAAGAAGTGAGTCTTGTCAATTTACAAAATACAAACATAATCAATATTATGATTGGCACTGTGATAGTTGGGATAAAGCTTATGATAGAAAAGACCCTAATCATCCAGAGCATGGCAGAATTCGAAAACTATCTATGACTTGTCAATTAACAGATGGTTCCGAATACACAGGTGGTGAATTAGAATATGATTTTAGAAACTACGATCCACACAGGAGAGATGAAGCTAAACATTTAAGAAGAGCAAAAGAAATATTACCTAAAGGATCTATTATTGTGTTTCCTTCTTTTGTTTGGCACAGAGTTAAACCCGTAACATCAGGCACAAGATATAGTCTTGTAGTTTGGCATTTAGGAAGGCCTTTTAAATAATGTACATAAGTAACTATTTTAATACAACTATCTGGTCAGAACAAAAACCAGAGTTTGTAAAATCATTAAACAAAGCATCTAATAAATATATTAAAGATGCAAGAACAAGAGAGAAAGCTTTTATTAAAGAGCACGGTGATTTTGGAAGATCATATCATTCAACACCGCTTACAGCTGATAATGATTTTTTAGATTTTAGAAATTACATTGGTCAAAAGTCTTGGGAGTATTTAGATCATCAAGGTTTTGATATGCAACAATACACTACTATGTTTAGTGAGATGTGGGTACAAGAGTTTGCTAAAAAAGGTGGTGGTCATCATTCAGCACACGTACATTGGAATCAACACGTGTCAGGTTTTTACTTTTTAAAGTGTAGTGATAAAACATCTTATCCTGTATTTCACGAACCACGTACTGGAGCTAGAGCTACAAAATTAAAAATGAAGCCAGATCAAAAAGGTGTATGGGGTGGATCAGAATTAATTCACTTTAAACCTACACCAGGTACATTAATTATATTTCCAGGGTTCTTGGAACATGAGTTTGCAGTAGATTTTGGTAAAGAGCCTTTTAGATTTATACATTGGAACATACAGGCTGTGCCAAAAGAAATGGCTAAAGATGTTTAAAAAGAAAAAATATACAGTTATCCGTCAAGCAATATCAAAAGACCTAGCAGCTTTTGTTGCAAATTATTTTTCTATGCAAAAACAAGTTTATGATACTTGCAGAGCACAAAGATATTTTTCACCATTTGAAACTATTATTGGTTACTATGAAGGTGAGAATGAACAGATTCCAAATACATATTCTCAATATTCTAATATGGCTATGGAAACATTATTACTAAAATGTCTTCCTAAAATGGAAGAAGCAACAGGTCTTAAATTATACCCTGCTTACACTTATGCAAGAATATATAAAAAAGGTGATATTTTAAAAAGACACAAAGATAGATTTAGTTGTGAGATATCAACTACTATGAATCTAGGTGGTGATCCTTGGCCAATATATTTAGAGCCATCTGGAAAAGAAGGTCAAAAAGGTATCAAAGTAGATTTAAAACCAGGAGACATGCTGGTTTATTCTGGTTGTGAACTAGAACATTGGAGAGAAAAATTTAAAGGTAAGGAATGCGTACAAGTATTTCTTCATTATAATAATCGTAAAACACCAGGCGCTAGAGATAATATGTTTGATAAGCGTCCACATTTAGGTCTTCCTTCTTGGTTTAAACGATGATATAATCTTTAGATGGAGGCAGGGCACCACCACATACCCCCTGTCTCCT